TAGGTGCTGCTAGTTTAAATATAAAAACTGTTGTCAAAAATCTTGATGACTTTTTATTAAGACCACTAGGTGAGTCTTTCTTTCAATGGAACATGCAGTTCTTTGAAGGCTCTCTAGATGTGGAAGGTGATTTAGAAGTTAGAGCAACAGGTACTAATAGCTTGATGCAGAAAGAAGTTAGAAGTCAAAGACTTACTATGTTCTTACAAACTGCTCAAAGTCCAGCTATTGCACCTTTTGTTAAAATTTCTAAATTGGTTAGTGAACTTGCCTATAGCTTAGATTTAGACCCAGATGAAATTCTGAATGACCCTGAAGAAGCAGCTATGATGGCACAAATAATAGGAATGCAAAATGCTGGACAAAACGTTGGCTCGGAAGCTGAACTTGCTGGTGAACAACAAGGACCTATGGGAAGCCTTGCTGGAACACCTGCACAACCTCAAGACCTTGGACCTACAGGGACTGGTGGTGGCAACATCGGAATCGGAAATGTACCGGTTGCAGGGGAAAGTGAGTTCTCTGGTACGAATAGAGCAGCTCCCCTTGCAAGTTAAGGAAGCTTTAAATAGAAAAGAAGAGGATAATTAAATGTTAGATTTATTAGATACAATATTAAAAATAGTAGGGGTAGTACCTTGGATAGTGTCAATCTGTTCAATGATTGCTGCTTTAACACCTACACCACATGATGATAATTTAGTAAGCAAAGCTTATAAAGTTATTGATTGGTTTGCTTTAAACATAGGAAGAGCAAAGGAGAAATAGTATGCCTGGAATTTTAGATAAAGATAAACTACCTAATGAAGGTTTGAAAAAACTTGCTGAAGAAGCACCAGAGGTAGTAAAGAAAATGGGATTCAAAGATGGTGGAGTTGCAATAATGATTGCACCTCAAGAAGGAATGGAAGAAGAAATGCCAGAAGCAGAACCTATGACATCTGACGAACAAATGGAAAATAATTATTTAGACTTTGTTGTAGAAGAATCTTTATCTGAAAGCGAAGAAAAATACTTATTACAAAAACTAGAAGAAGACGACAGACTTAGCGAAATATTTGACAAAGTTATGGATGTCGCAACAGAATTTGCTGGGTCTGGTCCTGTAGAAGGTCCAGGTTCAGGAGTCTCCGACAGCATACCAGCAAGGTTATCTGACGGAGAGTTTGTTTTTACAGCAAAAGCAACGCAACAAATTGGCCCTGAAGTTCTGCAAAGAATGATGGAAGAAGCCGAAATGGAAGCTGATGCTCCGTTGGAGAGACAAGCAAGAAGAGCTGGTGGGTATATGATGGATGATGCTATGATTTCAGGTGGCATACCTATCAGATAATTAACCGTAGGCTACCTATATTATATAGCCCCTACATAACACCAGAAAGGCTACCTTTACAATACAAGCCCTCTTGTCGACAAAGAGCTACCTTGTGAACAAAAGCCCTGAGTAAGGAGAGAATTATGTCTGAAGAAGTTAGACAAAAAGAGGAGCAGCCAAATCCTTATAATCAAAAAAAATCTTGGCACACACAAGAGGATAAACCTTTTGTGGCAGCAAATGATACTTTATTCTTTGAGCAACCTCAGAATAAATTATTCGATAGTAATGACATAACTCAAGCTGAGAATGTTAATACTGAAGAGTTAGAATCTAAAAAGGAGGAGTTATCAAATGATT